GAATAATACACTCTTTCATTATTGTTAAATCCACATCTTTAAAATGTTTATTATGTGGAAGGTGTTTAAATAATTCTTCGATCATACAGGTCCACATAGGATTATCAACAATTTTTTGTAAGTAACCATGTTATGAAGAATCGAAAGCAGCAGAATCCATACTAATTGATTTGACTGATCCTTGATCACTACCTTCCATAATATTAGATAATTAATCCATGAATACTTCTTTCATCTATTTTTTACTATAGCCTTGCATGAATCCTGGAAATATACTTTTAATATTATCCCAGAGTAAGCTTTACAGAAAGGTTAACATACCACATCCGCTTGGGGCGGGGGTACATACATTTCTAGGCCTATCTTTCCTTCCTTGTAAAAATCCTTTCTCATCAATCTTGATATCATCTGTATAATAAGTTTCTCCACTTTTAACCATAGTATCGTAAGATGATAAATAATTAGTATTGGGATTACGCATTTACTTAAGTAAAGTATCTCTATATTTTTTCTTTTTTGAATCCGCAAACGTGGTCTTATTATCCAACCAATCCCAAGGAGATTACTATGTAACATGATTCCAGTCTTATTCGGCTAATTTTTCTTTAAAATATGGCAACAAGTTACCCATAGTCTAATACAACCTCATAACGTACTTCTCGTCCTTCCTCGGCATTGATGCGAATTGACGATTATGTAAAGCATAAATCTTATTTTATACGCATTTGGAGGACCACTCATATTCAATCTATTTAGTCGAAAATTTTTTAAGTATTTAAAAACCTGTAGGAGTACATTTGCAATTATCTGACATGGGATATAATCTCTTCTTATATATACTCACAGGTTCAGGGTGATTCTTAATCCACTTTATAATAAGATCCTTATTCACGTCGAAGTTATCCGCAAATTCGGTGTTTTAAGATAATAATTGAGGATTTACGTCATCTTTTCCCTTAATATCGGATTCGCTTATTGGCTTTGCATAATAATACTTAATATCCTCTGTGTATTTGTTATCCTTATATGGCAGTAAATATGGTTTTAAAGTAGTTATTTGCTTCTACAGATTGTCTATTTCTAATATATCGGATTTCTAAAAATCACAAACAGGTATATTCGTGAGGGCTTAATATAAACTGACACTTTTCGATATCGCTCCAAACATCCCTCTTTCAAACCCATCATTTTATGTGGTATAATAATATCGCTCCAAACTTATGAGTGCCTAATCACCAAACTTGATTTTAAAACTATTCAAAAAATTCTTCCAAGGATTATATTCGATCAACGCATCATTAATTGTTGCATTATGTTATTTCACTTTTGTTGATTTGAATAGTTAAATAAAATTCCATTGGTTATTTATTTTAAAATTGTCGAAAGTTGTTCGACCGATGATAGATGACCATAACCTAAGTTAAAATTCATTTTAGTTTACAGTCACCTAGTGAGTGCCTAATTTGCACGCAGTCTTAGGTTGATAATACCTAATTTATTGTTATATATTAACCAATTAAGTTCCAACTGTCCCCAGATTAGTAAAATAATTATATAAATAATCTGATTAAACACTGCAATTAGATTAAATTTAGATTGGCGGAACAGTTATCTCCAAAAATGGAGATTTATCTCCCACCTTATAACATATAAAAGAGTAGAAGTGCTAATACCAACCGTAGTCTATCACTCTCGATTTGCATGGAACATCAACCAATCTGTGTTTATATACTGTCTCTTATCCCTGAGTCTTCATATGTAATATGGTCTAATATTACCCTTTTGAAACATCTGTGTATTCATTTGAGATAGAGTATTATCCTTCTTTAAACGGTAAATCATAGAGACCAACAAATGGATAAAAATGGCCGCCTGCCACAAACAAATTACAATCAATACTAGGTCTCCATCCGTTTAAGTAATAATGCACATCCAAACATAGTATACTAACTTTACATAATTTATTTAATTATAAGTTCTTTATAACTTCAAATTCACATGTTTATTCAAACTCTTAAATAGTCCCTTAAAATGGTTCCCGAAACTCTGGCATCAAATGTCTAATAGATTAATGACAATTCTTAACCTGCCTATAACTCTCTAAATTCTACTCATAGTATGCTCGATCGTACTGCTCTATATTGGGTCTAACTGGTACAAACACCACTCGTTTTTTGAACCAATCTTTGGCCCTTTCAACTATGTCCTCATCAACAACATACTCATCATCCTCGTTCTTTGTATACACGTCGTAAACTTATTTAAAAAAATCAAACAATAAAGTCTTAATCTATTAAAATTTACTCCCTAAATCAATAATATAATGTATCATTTCATCTTTAATATCTATTGGAGTTTTGAAAATGATGCTCAAACACATATTTAACGCCTCTATTATCATTAAATTTATTGAGTATCTCATACAGGGATGGCCACTACTTTGGTTACAACTTTTTTCTAATGTTTCTCTTGATACATCGAATCCGTATTTATTTAATATGAGTAAAAAATCTTTAGAGAGAGGGCCCCTAGGCATGGCAACTATTTTTGTTGAATTTTTACTGCCAACAGTTCTGAGCGATGGATTCCCTTTAGTGGATTTTATGGGTAATGTACTAACTTGAGTACTGTATATGGATGCTATTAATTATTATCCCAAGTGAAGAACAGCTGTCTCA